GTTCTACTACATCAGCATCACAGTATGATGGATTAAAACCATTCTTTAGATATAAAGGATTGACAGAGAGTAAGTTTCTACCTTTACTACATGATAGAGTTTTTCATAAACTACATGATCATTTTACTTTGCTCAATAACAATACACCTTTGACAGATAACAAAGCATCATCTAAAAAGATGAAGAGGCAAACTAAAATGATCGCAAGTATTAAGAAGTCATTAAAGGATCAAGATAAACTACAACACTTTAATTCTGTAA